AATTTGCTGCCTTATACCTACCGATCATGCACCAATGTTATTTTACAATAGATTGGTTCTATGTAAGAACTCAAACATTGTTTGATGGTGGTTCAAGTGATAGGGCGTTTGAGAATTTTATAAAACAAGACCCTGTAACAGGAACAATAGAATGGGCATACTTTAATTATAAAAGGGCTGATGCAGTATTTACAGATGGTATCCTTAACTATATGGGCTTTAACGCCCCTCCAGGTGCTGGTACCCTTATATCACAAACAGAAGTATCAGCTATACCTACAGCAGCATATAATGAGATATGGAGATGGATGTATCGTAACTCTCAAATTCAGGAAAATTTAAGAATAGTATTATCACCAGGTGACAATACAGCAGTAATGGAGGCTAATTTACCTGATCTTAGAGTAAAGAGAAGAAATTGGCCAAGAGACTATTATACCTCCGCAACGTTGACACCACAGCAAGGAGAAAACGTATTAATACCTTCTTTTGCAACTGATCCTGAAACAGGTCAATTTATACCTCAAAATATGTATAGATTGGATGGTACAGATGCAGGATCAGGGAATGCGTTATCTACAGATGGTACTAATCCTTCAGTACTTCATGGTTCTACAAGTGGTACTGATTTAGTATTACAACTTTCATCAACTATTAGGGATTTTAGGTATGCGGCACGTATGACAGAATTTCTTGAAAGGCATATGCGTGCGGGAGGTTTTCCAGGTGGTCAACCTGAAGATATGAATTGGAATGATTTCGTAAAAAGAAATTTTGACTGGACCCCCAATCCGTTAATGATAGGACAACCGGTATGGATTGGTGGATATACTGGAGATATTATTATATCAGAAGTAATGGCTACAGCAGCCGGTAGTGAGGTTGTAGTTGGTGATTATGCAGGTAAAGCAGTATTCAGAGACAACACCCCTCAATTCACATATATGGCACCGGATTACGGTGTAATTATTCCAATTATGACGGTATATCCCAAAGCCTCCTACTATTCTGGTTCAGATAGGATATGGGATAGACGTACTAAAATGGATTATATGTGGGAACAATTCGCTCTAATTGGTGACCAACCACTAAAAAATAAGGAAGTATGGTTCTCCTGGTATGATGCTGATATAGCATGGAATGAGGAAATTTTCGGCTATACCCAGCAATATAATTGGGAGCGCTATTCCAATGACATTGTATCAGGACAAATGCGTACACTATGGGAGAGCTTTCATTTAGGTCGTAAATTCATCGCTGCAGCTGATGTAGTCCTGAATTCAGAGTTCATTGAATGCAGGCCAGATATTGGTAGATGCTTTACGGTAGATGCAGAAGCTGGAGAACATGAGTGTTATATTCATGCTTATGTAGGTATAGAGATTCTAAGAAGATTACCAAAATTCGGCTTGCCCGAATTATAGATATAGGGGGGTCAATGGATAGCCACATATGACTTAAATTAATCCGCTCGGCTTGGCCGGAAACCCCCTATAAAAAATAGTTATGCAAAGAGATGAGTTTCAATGGGTTTTAAGGGGGGATTTAATCCCCCGTTTTAACTACGAGGATTTATGTAATTCAATAGAGTGGCATTATGGCGTGCGAAACCCCAACATGGATTAAATTAGAAAAACCAAAATATGTTGGGGGTCAATGGCAATACGCATTTCCGGCAGATTGCGGAAAATGTATAGTATGCCTTCAAAAGAGAAAACGCCAATGGTCTTACCGATTAATGGAGGAAAAAAATGTATCATTTTCAAGTTACTTTGTAACGTTAACTTATACAAATGAATTTGTACCTTATGGGGATGATGGTTATTGTGCAAACCCTAACGATCACAAGGAATTTATAAAATGGCTGAAATACTATGAAAACCCGATTAGACTTAACGAGAGAAAAGAGATGTCGATGGAAGAATACAGGCGCTCACTCTACCATGTACACGAAATCGGAAACCTCCGGTATTTCGGGATTATTGAATATGGAGACCTCGGAGATCGTCCGCACTGGCACTATCTTCTTTTCAATGTTGTTGATATTGATAATATCAGTCGCGCTTGGTCTACACAATTGTGTAGTTCACCGAGAGGTTACCATAAAGCAGCAGAATATACGCCAGGTGTCTCCAAAGGTAGAGTAGATATTGACGAATGCAACGTAAATACAGTTGACTACGTACTTAAATATATGATGAAACATGAAATGGAAAAGCAAAATAAAGATAGGCAGGAGGAAAGGGCATTTATGTCTAAGGGTCTCGGATTACAAGTTGCTACTCCTGAATTCCTGCGGCATATTGCACAACCTCAAAACAACCAGGTCCTTAATGCGAGAGGCACTAAGGTCTCGTTACCGAGAATATTTAGAAAAAAATTCCTCACCGATGCGGAAAATGAGGCAAAGCAGCGTTTTACCATTTCAATGGCATTGGAAAAAAAGAAGGAAAGAGAAGCTGAACTCATTAAAAAGGGACAGGATATTGAGGCAGTTAGAGTCTCAACAATTAACAGTCGTTCAAATGCTCTTAAAAATCGTCGCAGACGTACAATTGAATAAATTATGCTTAGGACAGGAAAAGTAACACCGGAAAGAAACTATGGTAAGAAATTGACTATGGTAATGTCAACCAGGACACCACTTCAGGCATTTCAAATGCTCAGGATGGGTCATCCAATAGATCAGATGGCGGGATATTATGACGAACAAGGAATACTTGAACCTGATTTCTACATGATGGATAAGGTTCAAAAACTTCATGCCCTGGCTAAATACAAAGAGATGGTGGCAACAGCACAAACAGACATTGACAATTTCAATGCTCAACAAGCTGCTGCCAAAGCAGAAGCTGACTTTAAGGCAGCAGAAGAAAAGCGCCAAGCTGAAATTCTTGAAGCTGCGCAAAAAATTGTAAATCAAAAAACACTAAATAATGAAACAAGAATCTTTGGATGAGAAGTACCCAAACCAGGGTAAAATTGTTAACGGCAAAATTCAGCCGTTAAACCCTGACAATTACTTTCATGGCATGAGCCTTGAAGATGTCAGGAAAAAATACATACATTTTACGGTATTCATGGAACACTTAAATAAGGTACTGGAATTACCCATAGATGCAAATATTGAAACATTATCCAGGCGAATATATGACTTGGTATATGCAGCAAACCCACAAGAGAAACAACCGGAAGATGCAATTATAAATTAGGGGTCGTTCTCACCATTTCGTTTCATTCAGTCAAAGCCTCCAGTAATGGGGGCTTTTCTTATTCTATGCGGTAGCTAAATAAGTAATACCGATCTTACGAGCGCATGCCATAGCATGCATAGCGTAGTAACTCCAAATAACCTAGCCCATCGGCGATGAGATAGCGAGCATTTGGCGAGCGTAAAATAAGCCGGCTTTAGCCGCAATAAACTAGCTGCTCCAATTTAAAGCTAGTACAGAATACATTGTATTCTAAATCATGCGAAGCATGATACAAAAGCTACCAAAGGTAGCATAACTCCCAAAGGGGGGTTCGGGGGGAACGCGGCACGTTGACGACCAAGCGTAGCGACGACGTAAGGAGGAGCCAAGCGATGGAGGAAACATGAGCGTCTCCCCGAAAAAAAAAGATTTTCTTTAGAAAATCAAAAAATAATTATAAAAATAATTATAAACACAACACATTGATAATCAATGTGTTGTAAACAAAAATAGCGAAGCGTAAAAAAAAATAAAAGCAACATAGTTGCACAAATAAAAAAGGAAAGATAACTTTCCGAGGCCTTAGATACCTCGTCTTTCTAAGGCCAAAAAAAATTTTACTCTTAAAATTTAAAAAAAATGGACCCATTGACACTTGATGAAATTAGAGAATTAAATCGTCAATTCGATTTATATTTAGATACATTAGAAATTAATCATCCCTAGTAATATGCCAATATTCTTAATAGGAATCCTGGGAGGTACTCTACTAGCGGCAGCATTAAAAGCACTATTTGACATTGGTGGTATTGCGACACAAAATCAATACAACGCACCAAAGGCACAACTAAAGAGATTAAGAAAAGCAGGTTTACCTCTGTCTTATATGTATAAAGGGAACGTTAGTGAACAATCTCAATCTCCTCAATTATCAATTGAGCCAACTCTAGGAACTTTACCGAAAAAACAAGGACGGAAATTAACAATAGATGCAAATGAGCAGCAGTATGAAACAGATGCTCAAAATGCACTTGACCCTACATTAATAACTGATTCACGTAGTGGTGAAAAAGGGTATAATACTTATCGTCAAAATAGAGTAGCTGCTGAATCATTCATTAAGCAGTACGAAAGAGATTTAAAAAAAATAGAGCTTGATGTAGAAAATAATGCTTTTGCAAAAGGCATTCCACAGGCACAAAAACAAGCGGCTTTAGAAAAGGCGCAACAACAAGTAAAAAATTTACTTGAACAAGCTGGTCTAATGGAACAGCTAAAAAAAATTAGGGGATTCGAAGAATTATTAAATGAATCACTTACTAAGGACCTGGACAGTCTACCGGATTGGATATCATCACTTCTTAAAGTAATACTCATCGCTACAAAACGTTAATTATGGCTATTAGAGCAGGCTCATCCTTACCTGAAAGGATGGAAAAACACGAAAGAAAAAACTGGATTGATAAGTCATTCAATCACAAAACAACTCTTACAATGGGAACTCTTGTTCCACTTGCAGTAAAAGAGTTGTACCCAGGTGAATTATGCAAATTGTATTTAGAACTTTCAGCAAAATTTGCTGCCTTATACCTACCGATCATGCACCAATGTTATTTTACAATAGATTGGTTCTATGTAAGAACTCAAACATTGTTTGATGGTGGTTCAAGTGATAGGGCGT